TGCCAGTTCTGGTACAGGCTCTTCGGCATGTTTCCGCTGCGCATTTTTCAAACCTCCTTAGGCGGTGGTGAAGATTTCCTTGAAGTCGGCCCCGGTGGTGGTGAGCACGAAGTTCAACTCGATGAACTCCGCCGTCTTGGTGGGCTTGACGAAAATCCGGGCCACCATTTCGTTGCGGTCGATCACCGCCGGGGTGTTGGTCTCCTCGTCGCACTGGACCGCGAAATCATAGAGTCCGCCTTTATCCTTGATGTCCTGCAGGAAGGGGTTGATCAGCCGGATGAGGGCCCGCCAGGTCTGCGGGTTGTTCGGCTCGAACACCACGAATCGCGCGGACTCGGCAATGGCCTCCTCCATGTAGAGCATGAGGCGGCGGACGTTGACGCGGTCGAGCGCCGAGGGCTGGCTCTGCAGGGTCTTCTGGCCCCAGATGTTGATCCCGCTGTCCGGGAACGACGCGATCACGTTCACGCCCTCGGGATAGAGCACGTCCCGCTCGCCCCGGCTGGTCTTGTAGGCCACGGAAAGGGTGTTGAACACGCGGCCCCGATCAATGCCCGCGGGCGCATACCAGACGTAGGTTTTCTCGTCGTTTCTGGCGTAGCATCCGGCAACCGCGCCCGTGGGCGGCACGAGCATTTTCTTGCCGGTCATGGGGTCCATGATCTCGAGCCAGGGATAGTAGAGCGCGGCGTAGGATGAGTTGAACGCGGCATGGTTGTACATGCCCTGGCCCTTGCGGAAGTCAACCGCTTCCAGCGGCTCCAACAGAATGGGCGCGTCAGCGAGGTAGATCAGGTCCTTTCGGTTTTCGGCATAGGTGATCCCGCCGTTGATCACGGTCGCGGTGGTGACGCCGGGGACGATCAGGATGTTCAAGGCGTCAATCTCGTCAAAGGCATAGAAGCCGGTGTGCTGGGACGGGTCGCCCGTGCAATCCACGTCACCGATGCAGGCAAGTCCATCGTCCCCGCCTTGGAGCGGGAACTGCCCCACTGTCGGCCGGTCCGAGGCTGAACCCGAATCCTGGTTCAAGTCCGCCACGGTGATGAAATCCGACCGCTGGTTGATCATCAACTCGACGTGGTTCGCGGCGCTTTCATCCATCGAGAGGTCCTTGTACACCTCGACCACTTGGTTCTTGCAGCGCACCACCAAGTTGAAGTTGTTGTCCGGGTCGAGCGTGCCCGGCTCGATAACCACCGCGAGGTTCGCGCCCCAGGTCCCCTCGTCAATGGCGTCCACTCGCAGCTTGTCCACCCCGTCCACTCCGCCGGAGAAATTCGCCGACGGCGCGGGCGGCACCACGCCCCGCTCGGTGGTGATCGCCTCCACCAGAGCCGAGGCCTCGGCGTGCGCGGCAATCGCAGCAACAACCTCGTCGGCGGTGCTGATCGAGGCCCCGGAGTCGTCGGTAGCTAAATGGACATTGATGGACACGTCGAAAACCTCGACGTAGCACGAAGGATTGGGCACGGGGAAAGTCGCCAACTCGATCCTGATGTTGTTCCCGGCCGCGCCAGGCGTCTTGGCTTGCCAAAATATCTGGTCGAGGCCCGGTGTGCCGGTGACCAGGGTGGCCGCCGCGCCCAGCGGGTTTTTTAGCGTGACGCTGGCCTTCACAGCGGTGAGGGTGTTCCGGTCCGTGGGGTCGGTGAGGTGGGCGATCCGGTTTACGTAGAGCACCTGGCCGCCGTTGTCGAAGAACGCCCGGGCCGCGTAACCCAGGTAACCGTACTTGTAATAGGAGCCGAACTTGCGCACGAACTGTTCCCAGCTGGTGACCAGGACCGCCTTGTTGATCGGGCCGCGTTCGGCCACGCCGATCATGCCGCAGGACGAGGTCGAGATCTGCTTCACGTAGTAGCTGAAATCAACCTCACGGGTATAAATGCCTGGCGAAAGATAGCTGCCCATGATTTACCTCCGTTTCCGACGCGGGTTGGTCTTGGGGGGAGACTCCGCTTCCTGGGGCGATGGCTCAACCGCCTGAACGCTTGCCGGCGGAATGCCCTCCGCCGGGTCTCCGATGTCGGTGAGGGAAATAAATCCCCGCTTCTCCGCCATTCTGATCTCCGGGGAGATTTTCTCCTCGCTGATCGCCCGCCGCTCTCGGGGGTTCAGATGCAGGCTCTGGCCGCTTTCCGCCAGGTGGAAGGTGAGCGGCTGAAACATCAGGTTCTTGATTTCGATCATGTATGCTCCTCCTCTTGTTATGGGGTGTAGGTGATTTCTTCGATAACGCCGTCGCGGAACTGGAAGGTCACGTCCTTCACCAGCTTGCCTTCCTTGACCAGGCCGTCGTAGATCGGGCAGTCCTCGATCCGGCAACGTCCGGAACTCTGCCGGAGGTTGGAGAGGTTCACTCGTTTAAGACCTCCCAGCGGGACCAACTCGGTAACGTTCAACGATCCGCGATCCGCGACCGCCAGGGTCGGATGTAGCTGGTAGAAGCGGGCAACCTTCTCCTGGAGGTCAAGCAGTTCCGCTTCATTGCCGGTCGTCACGATCACGTCAAAGTCCAAGTGATAGAGCCTCGGGGACTTGCATTCCTCGTAGGTGAGGTGGGGGACGTCCTTGTCAATCAGCTTGACCTGCGACCGCCGGTCGCCGTCCTCCGCCAGGGTCGGACCTTGCAGCACCACACTCGGCACATTCGGAACTTCGAACACGTCGTCCGAGGCCACCAGCACCGCGTCCGGGTCTATCTCCGCTTTGACCAGGCGGATGAAAGTCTCAACCACTGTCCGAACCGTTTCCATTTTTCCCTCTACATGACCGACCGGATGGCCTGCCGGTAGTTCTCGATTACCTGGTCCCGATACTTCTCCATCACCGGATGTAGGAAGGGCCGAGGCGGGATTACGATCACCGCGCCGTTCGGGTGATTAATCGTTGCGCCATATTCCATCACCGCGCCGATGTTCACCATGTCCTCGCCGTCCTTGTTCACCGTGCCCTTGAGCAGACCCACGAATGCCCGGTCCGCCATGATCCGTTGGGTGATCGAGTTCAACAGAAAGCCGGTGTCGATCAGGGCCTTGCTCGATCCCTTCCTCAAGATGGTGCTCGCGGCCAATTCGACGAAAGGCTTCCCGCCCGGGGCCTGGCTGCGGATGCCGCGCTTGATCTCGCGCACGAGTAGGATCGCGTTCTTGATCGTGGCCAGGCGGATGGCATTGGCCAGGCGAGCGCCGGGGTTGTTGGCCAGCTTCGCCTTGGCCTTGTCCCAATTGCCGAAGCGCTTAGCGCCCATGAAGCCTCACCAGTTTGATCACCTTGTGGGTGACCGCGCCGAAGCAGCGCTCCTCCTGTACGGACTGGACCCGGAACTTGTCTACGCCGACGTTGAGCCGATCCTCTGCTCTGATGTCCAGGTCGGGCAGGACGCAGGCGTTGGCGTCAATCTTCTGGGCCAGGTCCTCTGCCGGCGTCTCGATGAACTCCAGAGGGAACGTCCCAACCTCCGCAAAGGAGAGATCGTCCGATCCATAAAGCCGCTCGCCCGGCGCGCTCCGCAGGAGAGTGGCTTCCTGGTCCGAGGCCATGATCAAGTCCTTCACGTCCTCGGCCACCAGTTCTTTCTCGCGGTCAGACAGGAGGCTCATTGTCCTTCCCCTGCTCAAAGATGAGTGGCGCGAGACCGCCCGGCGTGATGATGTAATCCTCGGGGCTGGTCGTGGCTCCCGGCTTGATCTCGCCGAGCCGCTGCTTGTACAGGGCCTGCAAATCGGCCTCGAGTGTGGCCCAGTGCTCGGGCTGCTTGGTCTTGTCCACACTTTTGTCGCCGCTGGAGAACGAGAAGGCGTTGGCGGTCGCGGCTCGCATGATCTGGCAGGCGTGGATTTGCCCAAGGATGAGGAGCATCTCCAGGGTCTCGCCCTGCGGCTCCGGGGAAATCTCGCCGCTGGCAATCGCGAGCGAGACCTCGAGGTCGCGGGCCACCTGGTAGACGCCCTTCATGATGCACCGGCCCAGGACCTCGTTGCTGAACAACTCGGCGTTAGGATCGGCGAGGTCCACGCGGAGTTCGGCGATTAGATCAGCCAGAGCCACCTTCGACCTCCGTCAGTCGCTTCTTGAGCGCGTCAAGCACCGTGCGCCGCTTCTCGGTGGCCAGCAGCGTCTTCAGCTTGTCCGCGTCTTTTTCCTCGCTGACTTTGTTGATCGCCTCAGGAGCCGAGAGCTTCGTGATGTCAATTTCTTCCTCTTGGCCGGCATCCTCCTTGCTGGACTCATGCGGTTCCGGCTCATCGAACAGCGGCATGTTGGTCCCGGCCTCAGTGTTGACCAGCCAGCCTTTTTTCAGGGCCGAGTCCAGTTGGAGCGTGAGCGCCTTCACCTCCGCCACCGCGCCCGGAGCCAGGCGCAGTCCCGCGTCCGGCACGACCAAGATGCCCGGGCGGACATTCTTCACCTTGTAAGTCATGGTCCGCCCTCCTTATCCGAGCAACTTGATCTTGGCCAGGATTTCCGGCCGGGTGATGCCTTGGCCCTGCTCCGACCAGATCAGCCAGCCGGTCTTGAACTTGGTCTTCTGCTCGATGGACTCGGTCCTCAGCGTCTCGCGCACCGGGAGCTTGCCGAACTCCTCGTCCGGGATGATCAGCACCTCGTTGAGCGGCGCGGACGCGGTGAGCAGGATGCCGCCGGTGCCGTAGTTCTTGATCAGGCCCTTGGCGCGGAGTTCGAGCTTGGTCTGCGGGTCCAGGTCCCAGCCGCGCATGTCGTTGAAGCGCCGGCCCCGCATCACGATGTACTTCACCGCGAGCTCCATGTCCTCGATGATCGAGATCGCCTCGTTGAGCGCCTCCTCGGTGAGCGTGTTGCCCGTGACCTCGACCGTGTTCTCCGCCGGGACCGCCGCCGTGATCACCGTGAGGGTGCGCTTGTCGATCTCCTTCCGGATTTCGTCGGCCGCGGCGGTCTGCATGTCGGTGAGCGTGCCGATGTTCCCGTTCTTGAGCATCGAGATGTCCACCATCGGCGCGGAGTGAATGCGGTGCGTGGGGAACTCGACCTCGTCCTGGCCGAGTTCGCTCTCCTGGGCCTCGCCCTCCTTGCTGATCCAGTAGGCCTTCACGCGCGGCTTCTTCTGATAGACCGGGCGCTCGCCCTTGGGCAGGGTGTGGCTCGTGAGTAAGAGCGAGGAAATCTCTTTGCGCTTGATCTCCTGCTCGATGGGCGCGGCGATGGCGGCGGCCAGCGCATGAAGTCCCTCCGGCGATTCCAGCGCCTCGCTCATGAGCCGGGCCATGCTCTGCATGTACTCCTGGCTGTGCACGTTAAATTGATTTTTTTCCATGTCAGCTTCCTCCTTAGATCAGCAGCCGGAACTTGAGCACGCCGCCCGAGAGAGCGATGGCCCGGGCGATGACCTCCTCGCCCGCCAGCGCGCCGGCGATGAGCTTGCCGTTGGCCGAGACCTTGAGGTCCGCGCCGGGGGTGATGGTCCCCTCGAACACGTCGGTCTCGTAGACGCCGCCCATGCAGTAGATGCCCGGCATCTCGCCGTCCTTGTAGTCCTTGATCAGGATGCCGAAGGACTTCACGGTCGGGTCGGTGTTCACCGCGAACAAATCGCTGCCCGCGATCTTCACCACTTGGCCGAGCTTGCCCTCGCCCTGCAGATAGCCGTCGCCATAAGCGAGGCCCCGATGATTGGGATTGATGAAACTCATTGTTTCTCCTCCTTCCTTAGTTGGCCTCGGCGCGCTCGCCGGTAGTCGTGGCCACCCGCTGGCGATAGGCCGCCATGAACCCGGCCTTCAGCTTGTCCTCCAGGGTCGCCTTGTGGTCATCCACGTCCTTGGGGCGCACCCCCGCGTCGCTGCGCATGGCCGGCTCCTCGTCCGACTTGTCCGCCTTGGACTGCTCCTTCTTCGGGGGCGGGTCGGCCTTGTCCTCCTTCTTCGCGCCTTCGGACTTGGACTTGACCATCCGCTCGTAAGCCGCCTCGGTCGCGGCAAAGGCCTCGTCCGACATGCCCGCCAGCCGCTTGAACTCGGCCTCGCGGTCCTCGTCCGTCTCGAAGGCCATGCCCTGCTTTTCAATCTTCCGCATGAGCTTTTGCGCCCGCGATCGGTTGGACGCGGCCTGCTGTTCGGCCTCCAGTTCCTGGACCCGCTTCTGGAGAGAGGCCACCTGCTTTTTCAGGTCGGCGTTCTCCTTCTCCAAATCCTTGATCCGGGTCTTGTCGTCCGCCGGAGCAGCGGCCTCGCCCTCGTCCTTCTTCTTCTTGGCGGCCTCCGCCGCCTTCCCCTCTTCCTGCTTCTCGTTCTCGTCCATGCTTGGACCTCCTTTGTCCTGATTTGAAGTTTCCGTTTCCTGAACCGCCGCCACCTGGGTTATCCTCGCGTTCTCATCCGCGCCCTTGCGGTCCAGAAGCCCGAGGCCGGTGAAGGTGACTCCACGCAGAATCTCGAACACCGGCTTGCCCTGGAATGAACCGCCCTTGTACTTGCGCAGGTGAACGCAGTAGTCGCTCTTGTTCTTCACCTTTTTTCCGCAGATCGAGCACTCGCCCTCTTCGTAATCGCACTCCATCGAGACCTGGGTGATGATCCCGCGCTTCATCAGCTTGTAAGCCAACTGCGCGTTCTGGCTGTCCGTTGCGTAAAGCTCGCCTACACACTCCACCCGCCCGCCGTTCTCGTCCTCGAGGTAATCAGCTGCCACGATCCCGCCCACGATGTCGGT